CGAGGTTATCACAGTCACAGCCATTGAACCTGTTGAGGCCACCGTTGAGCAGACCACCTACGATGAAGAAGGTAATGCTACAACTACAACCATTGAGAACCCACTTATCACAGTGGACAACGAGGAACGTGCAGCGGCTCAGGCCGTTGTTGACTCCACCCCACAAGCCGTGAAGGATGCAGCATAATGCCCGTAGCAACGACTTGGACCGTAAATAACATGCGCCGTAACGACTCAGACGGCGGCGTATTCTTGGTGTATTGGTCCTGCACCGCACAAAACGATAGTGGCCCCGAAACGGCAACTGCTGGGGGCAAGTACACCTGTACGCCTGACCCCTCTGCGCCGGGTTTTATCCCCTACGATAACCTTACCGAAAACAATGTGTTAGGTTGGGTGTGGGCGGACGGCCTTGACGGGGAGACCAAGGAAGAAGTGCAAACCCGCCTTGTTCAGAAAGTAGACGCGCAGATTCAGCGTAACGCGGATACTGCGGAAGGAATGCCGTGGAGTAACTAATGGAAATGGACCTGTTGTGGAGCGGTGCACTCACCGCAATTTTGGGTGTACTGGGCTTCGTACTCCGTAATTACATTGCGGAGCTGCAACGGGTCCAAATCCTTCTGAACCGCACTCGGGAAGAGATTGCGAAAGAGTACGTGACGAAGGTCGAGGTCCACGCCGACATCAACCGTGTGCTGGACCGTTTAGATCGACTGGACGAAAAGCTAGACCGCTTGATGGAATCAAAGAACAAGTAACACCACGTTTTGACTCGAACTAACAAAGTGGCTGTACACAGGTTAACTTCTTATGGTATAACGTAGTTACACGCCATATTGCGCTGCGACGACATAATTCCTTATGTGGGAGACCTTTATGTATGCTCGCAGAGTTAGCAGCCTTTAACGCCGGATTCGCGGTCGTCAAACAATTCGTCGCCAATGGGCGCGACCTTTCCGATGCTATGGGCGCTATCGGGAAGATGGTCTCTGCTAAAGAAGACCTAAAAGCCCGTGGTGAAAAGAAAAAGAAGAGTGTTCTTTCCCTCCTTGGCGGTAAAACCGAGAACGACTTCGAAGAGTTCATGGCGCTTGAGAAGATCAAGCAAGTCGAAGCAGAACTCACCACCATGATGAAATTGTACGGGCGAGCGGGCCTGTACGATGACTGGATACGGTTCCAAGCCGAAGCCCGCAAACAGCGGCGGCAAGCTGCAATAGACGCCAAGAAAAAGCGGGACAAAATGTGGGAGTACGCAGGCTACGTGCTGGCGGCTGCGATATTTGTCCTCGGGATAGTGGGTATGGTGGTGTGGGTTAAGTTCTTGAAGGACGGTGGCTTATGACCCAGAAACGCTTGCAGCCGCATAGTAAATACGAGGAGTTTGACTTGGATCGTGATGGTGTCGTCACTGACGCGGAGATCAAACGCAGTCAGGAGATGCTGGAGATCGAGCTACGGGAGGAAAAGAGTGAGGCGCAGAAGCGGATGGCGTGGGTCGCCATGCTGTCGATGATCGTGTTCAGCACTCTCTTGTTTGCTCCTATAATTCCAGACAGCCGCGTGAGCGCTCTGGCTGACCTTCTTGGTTTGTTTTACATCGCCCAAGCAGGGGTGGTCGGCGCTTACATGGGCGTGTCTGCGTGGATGAGCCGTAAGTAATCTTTGCAAAATATGTGGAGATGTATTAGGTTATTGTCATAAGCTAGGAGGTTACTATGCTACAAGCACTCATTGGCCCCGTCACTGGCTTGCTTGACAAGTTCATCGAGGACAAGGACCAGAAGGCCAAGCTCGCCCACGAAATTGCGACTATGGCCGAAAAGCAGATGCACGAGCAGACCATGGGTCAGCTCGAAGTCAACAAAGCCGAAGCTGGGCACCGCTCTATTTTTGTAGCTGGCTGGCGTCCCTTCATCGGGTGGGTATGCGGTATTTCGCTGGCCTACCACTTCATCATCATGCCGATGCTGACCTTCGGGTTGGTGGCGTTCAACGTAACGGGGCTACACCCCAGCGACCTTCCCAAGTTTGACATGGACAGCTTGATGACCGTCCTGTTGGGTATGCTAGGTCTGGGCGGTTTGCGCAGCTTCGAGAAGTACAAAGGCGTAGCAAAATGACATTCAAACTTTCTCAGCGCAGCTTGGACAGGCTGGAGGGCGTAGATGAACGCCTTGTAGCCGTCGTGAAGTACGCAATTACCGCGACCAAAGTCGATTTTGGCGTGGTGCAAGGTTTGCGGACTATCGAAGAGCAGCGGGAGCTTGTCGCCAAAGGCGCGAGCCAAACCATGAAGTCGAAGCACATTGATGGACTTGCCGTGGACCTTATGGCGTATATTGGTTCGAGGGGGTCGTGGGAATTGAATTTGTACGATGACATCGCGGATGCAATGGCAGAAGGCGCTCGTGTCGTAGATGTCCCTGTGCGTTGGGGCGCAGCATGGACTGTGCCGAATATCGCGCAGTGGAGTGGTACCATGGAAGATGCGATGAACGACTATATCGACACGCGTCGTTCCCAGAACCGCCGCCCCTTTATTGATGGTCCGCATTTTGAACTGATGGTGTAAATATGAAAAAGACAGTGCAGGCACGCGAAACTAATGGTGTAACCGAACCGACCCACACACTAGAAGTTGTTTGTGCGCATTGTGGCTACGACCTCGACGAAGCAGAACTTGAGGCGGATACTTGCTCGGATTGCAATCAACCGCTAAATTTGAAGCAGAGCGTATCTATCGCAGTCACAACCCTGCCACCTGTGTTTGGCGAAACTATGTAGGTGTGCTATGGCCCTAAAGAAGTTAGTATTTAAGCCCGGTATCAACCGTGAAGTAACAAGATACACCAACGAAGGCGGTTGGTACGAGTGCGATAAAGTACGCTTCAGACAGGGCTATCCAGAAAAGATCGGGGGTTGGGAGCGTATCTCAACCTCTACTTATCTTGGGGTGTGCCGTTCTTTGTGGAACTGGGTGACCCTCGGCAGCATCAACCTCATTGGCGTTGGCACCCACCTGAAGTTCTATCTCGAACAGGGCGGCGGCTACAACGACATTACTCCTATTCGCGCCACCACGGCTGCGGGAGACGTAACCTTTGCGGCGACTAGCGGTAGCGCGGTTATTACTGTGACCGATGTTGGTTACGGTGCGCGTATCGACGATTTCGTTACGTTCAGCGGGGCGGTGTCGCTCGGGGGTAACATTACCGCCGACGTGCTCAATCAGGAGTACCAGATCACCGCTATTATCGACGACGACGAATACCAGATTGAAGCCAAAGACCCACTGACAGGAGCTACTGTTACAGCTAATGCGTCTGATACGGGTAGTGGCGGCGCATCGGTCGTCGGCGCGTATCAAATCCGCACGGGTGCCGCTGCCGAGATTCCGCTTACTGGTTGGGGCGGCGGTACTTGGTCCGCAGGCACTTGGGGTACGGGCGGTGTATCCACCGAAGGTATCCGTCTGTGGAGCCAGTCTAACTTTGGTGAAGACCTTATCTTCGGCCCTCGTGGCGGGGACATTTTCTACTGGGACGCAACTAACGGCGTAGCCTCTCGTGGGGTATACTTGTCCTCACTTTCGGGCGCTTCTGACGTGCCCGAATCACAGAATTTGTTGCTCGTATCGGACATCAACCGCTTTGTGTTTGCCTTCGGAACGAACGACGTAGGGACTGCCACGGTAGACCCTATGCTAATTCGCTGGTCAGACCAAGAAGACGCCACCAACTGGACGCCAGCGTCAACGAACCAAGCGGGGTCCTTGAGACTTTCTCGGGGTACCGAGATCGTCGCGGCTAAACAAGCACGTCAAGAGGTCCTCGTTTGGACCAACTCCTCCCTTTACTCCCTGCAATACGTCGGTGCACCGGGGGTTTGGGGTGCCCAGTTAATGGGTGACAACCTCTCCATTGCCTCCCAAAACTCCGTGGCGTTTGCCAGCGGGGTGGCGTTCTGGATGGGCAAAGACAAGTTCTATATGTACGACGGTCGCAGTCAGCCGCTGAAATGCGACGTGCGCCGCTACGTCTTCAACGACATGAACTTCCTGCAATATGACCAAGTGTTCGCAGGTACGAACGAAGCCTTCCACGAAGTCTGGTGGTTCTACTGCTCGTCAACGAGCGATGCCGTAGATCGCTACGTCGTCTACAACTATCTTGAAGGGACTTGGTACTATGGGAACCTCGCTCGTACTGCTTGGCTTGATTCTGGTCTGCGTGACTATCCATTGGCAGCTACTTACAGCGCTAACCTCGTTAACCACGAGTTTGGCACGGATGACAACGAGACAGGAACCCCAGTCCCAATCGCTGCGTCGATAACGTCGGGTCAGTTCGACCTCGATGACGGTGATCGCTTCGCCTTTATCTGGCGTATTATGCCTGATGTGACCTTTGATGGGTCTACGGCGGCTAGCCCCGCTGCGACCATGACGCTCCTACCGCTTGCCAATTCTGGGTCTGGATACAACACCCCGTACTCCGAGGGGGGTAGCGCGTCGGGTACGGTTACCCGTACGGCAACCGTGCCGATTGAGCAGTTTACTGGGCAGGTCAATACCCGTGTCCGAGGCCGTCAGATTTCCTTGAAAATGGAGTCCGCTGACCTTGGAGTTAAATGGCAGCTAGGCTCACCTCGTGTGGATATGCGTCCTGACGGGAGGCGTTAATGGCTAACGAAATTCAGAAAGTCGAACCGCCCGCTCTGCCACTTGCCCCGGAGGAGTACCAGCGCCCGTATATGGACCAGAACAGCAACGTGCTGCGTCTGTTCTTCAACCGCCTTGTTAACTCCCTAAACACCCTGTTGGGAACAGACGATGGTGGGCGCTTCTTGTACATGCCCCGGGGCCTTTTTTACAGCACGACCGATCAGACTGCGGCGGCGACTAATACTGGCTACCCGGTAGAGTTCGAGAACACCTATATCGGCGGCGGGGGGAGGATAGCGGGAGCAGATAATACGAAGAAGACAGTGACGGCAGATGGAGAATACA